TTCTTATAGATATCAGTCGGTTTATAGCGAGTATCAAAGAATGTGTTGTAGAGATCCCAGCGGCGAATCTTGTTACCTTCCCAGATAACTTGCTTAGGTTTGCCTTGAGTTGTGGAGAAGCCAATGTCAGTTTCGATAGCTTCTGTAACTTCTCGGTCCCAAGAGACTTCTATAGCTCCTAGGTTATATTTAAACAGATCACGGAAGAAGATCTGGAACTGCTGTACCCATCCTCCGCGAGTGGCATTTTCCTCAATAATCGCTTGGTACTGGAGAGCAGTATCCATTTCTGCTGCAGGAGCAACACAACCGAAGATAGGAACACCGGTCAGGAATACTGAGGATTGGTAAGTTACAGCAGCTTCTACTTGTGGCATAACCACTGGAACTACTACGTTACGAAACTTTGTAGGATCTCCATAGGTATTAGCTAGGCGAGCGCGCCAGTTTTCCTGAGTCCAATCAACTTCTCGAATGTAAGCTAAATCACGCTTACGCATCTGTTCACGCAAGTTCCATTGTTGGTTAAGCATGGAATAACATTGCTTATGGAACTGGATAAGAGCAGCCTGAGATTTCTCAGGAATGATTAGAGGAGTTGCTGAGGACATAGGAGTTACTTATTTTGTGGATGCGGAGGGAGAAGCGCCAAATTTCTCTGCGTAAGTTTTGGTCATCTTATTAAGCAGATTGATGTTAGCTTGGTAATCTAGGTGAGATTTGAAGGCGGCGCCCAGAGTTTTAGAAGTTTCTTCATCTGGCATTTCTCCAGTTGCTTTTATCTTAGATATCTGAGTTGCAATTGCTTTTAGAATATCTGGAGAACCAGGATCAAAACCTTTTGCAATGGCCTCTGAATCTGTGGTAGTTGTTGGTTTGTTAGTTACTCCTGCATAGTTAGTAAGCTGTGTTAGGAGATCTGTAATACCTGGTTGCTGTAGTTCTGCCATGGTTTCTTTCCTAAAATGGTGATGAAGTTAATGTACTTGCTACAGTAACTCGCGAGAATTCTTGCTCTTCAATAATTGTAGATGCCAGGAGAATGTTTCCATACATCTCAATTACCTTTGGTGCGTATGTGAGACAATCTAACAATCCATCTGTGTTATCTCTTTTCAAAGGATTGAATTGAGATATCTGCAAATTAACTTGAGCTTTACATTCTGGGTGGACATAGATTTCTCCAGCCAGTAGTTGCTTAAACATGTTAAGGATGCGTGAGTTCTTGGAGTAGGAACCTGAGTACACCTCAACTGCCTCAATTCCAAGAATTCCTCTTTGAGCGCAGATAAATTCGAACCAGTATTTAAGTGTATATTGGTACGCATTTGATTCTATCGCAATTACTCGGCAGTTCTTGGATAGTGCTATCTTAAGGCTTTCAGCAATTGTGTCACCTGGGGATAAGCGATCTTCTATGAGTTTCTTACATACTGGATAACCATTGTGGATCTCAAAGTACATGATAGAAACAAAGTCTGAGCCAGCTTTATCAGTTGCAGGATCTATGACAATGAAATTACCAAAATGGATATCATCTGCTTGGAAAGGATATTCTGGGAGTTTGTTAAGATCTACTAGATTATTGACTGATGCATTCTCATCGTTAAGAACTTCTGCAAAGAATACCTCTGGACGACCCATGGAAAGATCGTTCTCGTATTCTTTCATCAGTTGTTCGATAGGCTGGAGTTCTTCCCAGAGTGAGCTGCCATCACTTAATATCCCGCCTGCAATAAACTTAGTCCAGGTAGGATTATGTTTTAGTTTCCGCAGGAGAGAATGTTTGGTAGGATACATATTAGCAATGAAAACAAATAAGCAGCCATGAGGCGACTTAGCTTTCATTGCAGTACCTACCATCCAGGTTTCAATCTTATTAGAAACTGTTTCGCTATCAGCATCTTCGCGAGTTTGAATATCATCGAAGATCATTACATCTGGGCGCTCATTCTCCAGTGTGATACCGCGAATGTCAGATTCTGCGCCGGCACCCATTAGAATAATGTTGCGACCACGAAACCCGAATCTTTTTAACTCTTGTCGATCTGTGATGGCACCAAGTTTCCAATCACCAAATACTTTTTTAACATTTGTCTCTGATAGCATCGACATGATATCGGCAATGATATTATTTGCCTTACCTTGTGTACCGCAGATTATGAGAATGAATTTTTTCTTGGTAAAAAGGATACAATAAAGGATAAAGATTTTAATCAGCATGGTTTTGCCGAAACCTCGCGGCAGACCAATAGCTAGTTGTGAGAAATCTCTGACTCTGGAGACATAAGAAACTAACCAATTCCAGATAGACTTAAAAACTGGTGGGAATAGGTAGCGAAAAACTATTGGCATGGCAAGAGCTGCCAGGAAATCGAGAGACTCCCGAGCAAGCTGTTCTACCTGATCTGTCTGGAAGGTAGATTCTTGTACTGGATCTGGTGTTGGTTCTGGAGAATGTGTAGGAGTTTCCAGTTCCAGGGAGTCTGCTGTAATTCGCGCCATTATTTAGTTTTCTTAGCAAGCATCAGTTGTATACGCAGGAGTTGTTCTTTAGCAGCTTGCTTATTCTTTCTTTCAAGCTCTGCGCGCTTAACTACCTGCGCTAACAAGAGTGCTTCCTGGTTTGTTGGTAATTGGGACATAATCATTTCCTTTCCTTGCTTCTAGCATTTTCGTCATATTAGATGATTGTACAGTAACTAAGTCTTGAGTTCCAGCTTTAACTACTTGATTATTAATATTAGTTGTAAAAGATTGAATAATTTGTGTTGGCATGACTAATTGTACGACAGTTTGTTGTGCGGTGATAGCTTCTGGTGCGGAACTTCCTCGTCGTTTCGCGGCATTTATAACTTGTATAGCTTTCAGAACTTCCATCGGCCTCATCATGTAAGGCAAAAGATCTTTTAGTTTCTCAACCAGAGTATCTTCCAGAGCATCATAGGAGTTATCTCGCTCATTATGCTTAGAAAGATTCTTGAACCGTAAATCGGCTACTTGGGAGGAGAAATCTGGATCTGAGAGGAGCTGGGAGATTCTCGATGTGGAAACTCCTATTGCTGCCGCAACTATTTCTGGGCCTAATCCTTGCCCTAGGAGAGATAAAGCTCTGCTTTCAGTAGAAGTAGTTGTGGTAGACATATAAAATTAGTTACCAACCCATAGGGCTGTGGAGGTAGTTGTGGTAGACATGTAGATAGGATACCAGGATGGTGAAACTCCGGTAGTAGGGATAGTAGGATGGTAGTGGTGGTATGTGTTTTGAAAAAGTTTAGTAAAATTGGGAGATTGCAATAGGATACCAGCCGCGATGCAGACCAAAAAGGCCTCTACCCCCTGCCTACCTTCGGTTGTTTCATAGGTGAGATGATAGTTCGCTAATGAGACAAACTATGTATGTGACAATTTTTGTCAGTGTGACAATTTTTGTCTGACAATTTTTGTCACTAGCAATATGCGTGCCAAGTATGAGGGTTTTGGGCCTAGTTTGTGGCCTAGAATGGTAGGTTTCTGGCCTAGTTACTGGCGATAGTTGGCACGACGATTGCTTATGTATATGTACCCACTCTTGGGTTCTAACTTAAAGGATACGATACTATGTCTAACTTCTCTAACGCTCATACTGTTACAAAATTTGATGCTAAGAAGTCGCAAGCTCTTAGCGGGCAACGTCTTGCTAAGGTACGGTATAAAACAACCGCTAAGCAGGATGCAAAATACCCTAGTATTTGTGTGTCTGTACCGTTTATTGTAACTCAGGAACTAACAGAACAAGAAACCATCACAAGGTTAGTACCACATATCCGAGCTATGATTGAGAGCGCTCAAGATGGTGTTATTCGCTCATTGTATGAATCCGCTGATGGTAGTTTGTCTCTTGTAACTGATGCTGATATTAGTATTGATGCCTGCATTAAATACCTAGAGGCAGAGTCAGAAGGCGGAAGACTCACGAAAGAGTTTATCGAAGCATGGTTCGATAGTTCGGTGGCTGATTATCTCTATGCACTGATGACAGATAAACTCGGATACGGTGATGTGCTCACAGAAGAGCAGGATGCAACAGTACGTAAACACATGAATGGTTACAAGGGACTATATTCTAGCCTTGCAGGTGGTAAGACTGTGCTGCAAGAGAATCAGATTAAGAGTCTGGCTAAGGTTCTAGATATTGTAGACTCTGATGACACATGTGAGAAACTGAAAGCACGATTGAATAGTATGCTGAATAAGCCTAAGATTGAAGATTTGTTAGAACTGTAATCACTCACCTGATATACACTTACTAGTTATGTGACAGATAACTAGTGAATTGTTTATTAGTTATATATTTGGAGTATCCAGACCGTACAGACTGTACAGACTGCTCAGACTGTAACCCCTTCAACCCCTTTCCAGCATACCCCTTCACAACCATAATCTATCTATATCTATATAACTATCTATACCCCTCACTTAAATAATAAAATGTTAGTTTCTTTATATTTAATATATTAATTAATTTTTAAGTGGGGATAGAATTTATACCGGAGTGAAGGATAGAAACTCTCATACATACTAGAAACTAACTAGGGTGTATGGGAGTTACTAAGGTATATGAAACTAAGTGTATAGGGCAGGGGTTGACAGACGGGCTGAGAGGGTATAGAGTGGTCTACAGTCTGCACAGTCTGCACAGTCTGGATGCTAGTTTTTGTGTAAGTTTGTATTTTTAATTAACTAATGAAAGTGATTCTATTATGTCAGCAACTCTATGCCATAACCTATATCAATATCATTGTCTAGTGATGACACAGCAAGGTATTACACCACTCTCTTATAATCGGTTTCTCTCTATCACTAACTCATTAGGATACTAATATGCTAACACCAGAAACTTGTAACACCTTAGAAGATGTTGCAAAGTATAAACAACAATCTCTTAACTCTCTGATGGTAGAGTTTGCAGATACATCCTTAGATAAGCTAGTAACTTTCTGCCTTAAGCATGGTTACACTAAACAAGAAATATCAGAAGCAATAAAGGAATATATAAATGGCAGAGACTAAATTCAGACCTTACCTCACCTCACAAGAATTAACTCTGATACTAAACTGTTTGAAACAAAACGGTTCTAATCCAGGTTTAGTTCATTATCTATCTGGTTTCCAAGATAAGATAACTGTAGGTAAGATAGCCCCGCAACTTGTCACTAAACCAACAATATCTGATAAGTTAGGTCTCTCTACCTCTCTTACAGATAATCTAACAGAGCAGAGACACTCAGCTTATCTTAAATGGAAAGAATCACCTAGTAAGTGTTCAATCCAAGAACTAGCTAGAGCTAGAATGTATAGATATGAGAATGATCTTATGTCTACTGAAGAAGAGTCTGAGTATGAGTTATCAATAGATAGAGGATACTAGGAACCTACCATGCCAATAGATACCACCCTTGCTGTACTCTTAGATATTATCCTTACAGTATCTAATCCAGCATCAACTAATCCAAACATGCCTAATCATAACGATGGAGTGAGAGCATCAGATGTTAAAACTACACAAACATATGCCCGAAAAGATAAAGAAACTAACACCATCCAAATTACCAAACCTTCAGAAGCAACACCTGCACAAAAAATCCCCAATAAATAAACACACTCTTATAAACATAGCTCTCTTTATCCTTATCCTTATCATCTTCTTTATTGGACAAATACTATGATTACCAGAACCATGAACCTCACCACAGTTACAACATCTTCTTTCAAAGAACCTATTAAACATCTAACTCTTGTACAAACTAAACCATTAACTTGGTTAGATCATGCCGAGCGACATTTCAAGAATGGTTATATATCTTCACTAGATTCTTGTTATGGTATAGATCAGCATCTTATGTATCTTGCACTCTTTTCTCATGTAGGTATGTTTGACTAAGATTGAGAGATACTCTCTTACTATACATTCTAACCAGTGTATAGTGTGGGAATCCTCCCAACATTGTAACCATAGTAAAGGTAATCAATCTTATGAAAGTCTTATGCGCCTTATCAGGTATAGAATTTACCTGCGAACACTTCCCAGCTTATCTATCATCCAGAGAAATATCACATCCTATCTTCTCTCTACCTCAAAAGAAACTTGTATCTTATCTAGGTAAGTGGGCAGGTAATGAACTAACACCGACTGATTCTTACCTACTATTCCTATCTATTCTCAATTCCTCTGAGCTAGTAGAATTCAGAGTACCAGCCTGTAGAAATGAACTAACAGATTCTATTGTAGCTCAGAATATGGAATCTCTCGCAAAGATAGTTTCTCGTCTTAATAGTGTTACTAATCCTTCTATTGTATTCCCCCGATATGCTATCGGACCAGAAACTAAATACTTATCTAATATCAAACATTGGATAGAGAACTGGAATGAATCTTACCAAGACTTCCAAGATGGATTCTCCAGAGAGTATGAATCTAGGAAACTAATCACTCGTGAAGCAGCACTAGAGAGACTTATTAAAAACCCTCACTTACCTATATCTGCCTATGCTTCTAAAATAGCAGATTGGGCAGTAGTAGCAGGTAACTTTCCTGAGTATCTTACCATCTCTCCATTCTCAGGACTTAAAGTATCTATGTCAGATTACTGGAAAGATATAATCCAGAAATGTACTCGAGAGGAATCTATCTTCTCAGTTCCACAAGTAGATATTCAAGACCTGCTAGAACATTGTGAACTAAACATATCTATCGGTAACATCTGTTCCAATGCATTATTCAAAGTCTTACGACATGCACTAGAACGCCAGCGTAACTTCTTAGGTCTAGGAGATATGGACTTATCTAGAGGTAAGTATCAAATCTTATCTGCTGATGATACAACTGAGACAGCTAATATTAAAGCAATGATTGATTCTGCGCCAGAGCATGAACCAACACCTGCACAGTATCCAACTAAGCTAGCTTACCTAAAAGCTAAACTACGCTGGCAAGTAGCTAAGAAGTATGCAACACCAACACCTGAGGGAGAATAACATGCCAGATAAATATGATGATACCTCAGAGAATATGTTTCTAGCACCAACACCTTCTTTCCTGCACTCTCAGCAAATAGATATTCTAGAGAACCAAGCGAAACTAGAGCGTATCAGAAACCAATTCACTCTACATGCTGAAGATCAGAAAACATTATCTAAATACTATGTTCTTCGCTGGGAAGGTAGCTATCTTATCTCTCAGTTAAAACCATACCACGGTTATTATGCCGCCGACCTACAACTTACCCATCAGGATATTC